CTGCTGCTTGAAGAAGACGGCGTGCACTACAAAAACAAGCTCGGCAACTACACCAAGGTGATGAACGAGCTGCTCACCCGCTTTGTTGGCACCGACCCGGCCAGCGGCTGCATAGCCACCCGGTTTTATACCGGCGGCGAGACCACTGAGAACGCGCTTAACTTTTTGATGTGGATGATGACCCAGCGCACCAGCCCGGACGGCCAACCCATGCCCTTGCACGGCGTGCCCTATGCGCTGTACACCGACCAGGGCAGTTGTTTCAAAAGCGCCGCATTTGCCAACTTTTGCACAGCCATGGACATCAAACAAACCCGCCACGCCCCGCGCAACAGCCGCGCCACCGGCCATGTAGAGAACGGGCAAAACTTGACAGAGCGTGGGCTTGAAAGCCGCCTGCGCTTTATGGACCCCCAAACCATCACCATGGCCAGCCTGAATGACATGGCCGAGCTGTGGATGCACGCCTTCAACAGCGCGCGGGTCATGCGCCGCCACGGCATGCCGCGCTACGCCGCCTGGGGTCTGATCACTACTGAGCAACTTCGCATCGCGCCGCCTATGGACATCATGCAAGCCCTGCCCGCTACCATGGCCAAAACCCGCCAGGTGAGTGATGACATGCTGGTCAGCTTTGCCTTCAAAGGCCTGGGCAGCCACGACTATGACGTGCGTTACGTGCCAGGCATCTCGCCGCGCTCGCAGGTTTATGTGACAGTCAACCCGCTGGCCTACCCCGCCGTGCGCGTGGGGGCTGTGGACCGTGACACGGGTGAGATTGTCTGGCACCAGGTGGAGCCCGTGCAGCGCAACCGTTTGGGCTATGACGTGGCCGCCCCGGTGATGGGCCAGGGCTACCACGCCATGCCCGAGACAACGGCCGACGTGTGGCGCAAAAAGATTGCGGCACAGGCCTATGCCACGCCAGACGGCCCGGCCACGGTGGAACAAGCCGACAAGGCCCGGCGCAACAAGCAAGCCCCCTACTTGGGTCAGTTTGACCCGTTGGCCGATTTGAAGGCCGCGCAGGTGCCTACCTACTTGCCCCGCAAGGGGGTAGCGCACGCGGCGGCTGCGCCCACTGTTGAAGCCGCCCGCCTGAGTGTGGCTGAGGCTTGCAAACGCCTCAAGCTGGAATTGAAGGAGGCTTATGACGCTGGCACCTATGCCTGGTTGACCCAGTCATATGGCAGTGCGGGCGTGCCCGCCGAGGCAGTGCAAGCACTGATTGCCCAGCACCGCCAGGCGGGGGCAGATGCGCCGCAGGTGGGCTTGCGGTCTGTGGGGGGTGGGGTATGAGGCCAACCAAAGTTACTCCGGCCATGGTGCGTGTTGTCTTCAAACACACAGCCAAAAACCTGACCAGTGTGCAGATTTCCGAAAAAGTGGGTTTGGGGGCAAGCACCGTGCGCCAGTTGCGTTCGGGTCGGTTGCCGCTGAATTCGGCTTGTTTTACTGTCTGGCAGAAAACCTTCGGGACCAAATCGCCCGGCGATAGCGTTAATAACTGTTTTAAACCCCCTAGCAGCGCGCCAACGGGCTTGAAGGTGACTTCGTATCAAACGCCTTACCCAGTGCCCGCCACGGCCCCGATTTCCCGTTCCGCCAAAAAGTTGGCCTCAAAGGTCTCGACAACCCCTGAGGCCGTTCCCTCAACCCCAACCCAAATTGAAACTGAAAAGGAAGAACCGATGTTACTACCCAAACAAACCCTAAGCGCCGAGGCCCGCAAGCGCTTTGCCCTGCCATTTGCCAACCCCTTCGACGGAGAAGTCACCCGCGATGAAGACATGTTTGTCAATGGCGAGATCCGCTTTGTGCGCGAGTCCGCCTGGCAAGCCGCCATTGGCGGGCGCTTTGTGGCCATTGTTGGCGAAAGCGGCGCAGGCAAAACCACCATGCTCGAAGACTTGAAAGAGCAGATTCTGAAAGAGCACAAGCCCCTGGTGTTCATCGAACCCAGTGTGCTGGGCATGGAAGACAGCGACACCAAAGGAAAAAGCATCAAAAGCGCAGGCATTCAGACCGCCATTGTGATGACACTGAACCCGTCTGAGGGCGTGGCCCAGTCCGATGAAAAGCGCGCCCGCCAGGTCAAGCGCATGCTGGAGGAAAGCACCACCGCTGGGCACTCGCACCTGCTGGTGATTGAAGAGGCGCACTCCCTGCCCATTCCCACCCTCAAGCACCTCAAGCGCCTGCACGAGCGCATGCGCCTGGGACGGCGCCCCATGCTGGGCATCTTGCTGCTGGGGCACCCGGAGCTGGAGGGCAAGCTCAATCGCTTTGACGTGCGTGAGGTGATGCAGCGTTGTGAGGTAGCCCGCCTGTGCCCGCTGGGCGATGACTTGTTGGCCTACCTGACGTTCCGCGCCGCCAGCGTCGGCCGCAAATTGGACGAGTTCATTACCCCCGACGGCGTGGCAGAGCTGGCCAAACGCCTGACCATCAACGCCGGGGCCAACAGCAAACAGGTCAGCCTGCTGTACCCACTGAACGTCAACAACTGGATGGTGGCCGCACTCAACACCGCTGCAGGCTTTGGAGCCCCACGCGTTGACCGCGACATTGTGCTGGCTGTGTAAAGGGTCTAAGCCATGCCTATCTTTTTGAAAACTTTGATGAAGACATTCTCAGTGCGTATCACGCTGTCTGATGGCACCGTGCTGCTGCGCCTGGTATCAGCCAGTAGCGCAGAAGACCTGTTCGACCAAATGCAGACCCTTGCCAAGCAGTACCCCGACTATGTCCGTTCAGAAGGCAGCCTGATCAAGGAGGCCGCATGAAAACCTGTGACGAACTCGGCGTGTGCCAAGGCCTCAGTGCCCAGCAGTGCCCCCACTGCGACAGCTTTGAGTGCGAGGTGGCTTGCTCCCCCGCGCCGGGCTTGGCCGCACCCAGCCCCAAGCGCCGCCGTGGCGACCTTTTGCCCACGCCCACTTACCCCTTTGCCCCTGGCACCATTGAAGGCCCGCACGCCCACCAAAGCGCATTGCAATTTGATGACTATGGTGAGCCTTGGTTACCGGTGTGGTGGCACGAGCTGATGGGCGTGTTTGCCATGGTGCTGCTGTTTGCCTTTTTGGGTGGTTTGCTGGTGGGCTACATGCCCGCTATTCTGAAATGGGTGAACGCATGAGCCAACTGGTTTGCCCCGTATGCGCCACCGAGCTCACGCTTGAGCACTTGGTGATTGATGCCGACAACCGTGCAGCGGTGGCGCAGCTGCTTGAAGTAGCCCTGCCCATAGGCGCGCGCCTGCTGCAATACACCCGCCTGTTCGCCCCGGCCAAAACCAGCCTCACGCAGCGTAAACAAGTGCGCCTGCTCATGCAGCTGCTGCCCGACCTCAAGCGCGGGGGCATCAACCACCGGGGCCGCGACTGGGCGGTGCCGATGGCGGCCTGGGCGCAGGCGCTTGACCAAATGCTAGCCCTGCGTGACGCGGGCAAGCTAGACCTGCCCATGAAAGGCCACGGCTACCTGTACGCCATTTTGGTCAGCCTGGCTGACAGGGAAGAAGCGGTGCAAGAGGTGCGGGACGAGGCAGCCAAACGCCAACCCCTGGCACAGCTCATAGCGGGCCAGGGTGCAGCCAATGCCGCCCCCATGCCAGCCAACATTCGCGCCCAGATTGCCCGCCTTAAAAACCTTGGAGTTAAATCTTGACCCAACTTGAGAAAACCCACGCTGGCCAGAGCGATGTCAACTTGGCCCTGCTCAACCTGATCAAGCTCTATGGCGACTGTAGCTACGCCATGCTGTTTGACCAGTTTGCCAACCTCACCATCAAACCCGAAGAGGCGCACAACAAGTTTGCCAAAAAGCTCAGCTACATGCTCTACCACGAGCAGCTGCAGTGCAACGGCCGTGGCCGGGCTCGGCGCTTTTGGCTCGGCCCCATGGCAGGTAAGCGCCCGCTAGGGGCCAAAGAAACTGCCGCACCCGATCGCTACACCGCCGCGCGGCGTATAGCCCCGGCTGACAGTTACTTGCCCACTGCGCCCACTGCCACGGTGGTAGATGCCAGCCTGGCTGATGCCTATCCCGGCCCAGTGGTGCCCCCGCGCCAGCACAACACCATGACCGCGCCGATCTATGTGCCCCCACCCAACCCAGCCATGCGCCCAGGCGCGCTGGACTACCAGCGTTATGCCAGCCGTGGCTTTCGCTGCTGATTTTTTGAAACTGTCTTACCCCTGGAGAAACTTCACATGACAACCCCAACCATCCCCCCCGGCTACTGGCTTGATGCCCATGACAACCTGATTCCTGAGAGCAAGGTCAAGCCCATTGACCAACTGCGCCACCAGGTGGTGACTGACCTGTGCCGCATGGCCGAAGTGCAAGCGGCTGCGCTGGGCAAATTCAAAACGGACGCCATGATGGAAGTGGCCAGCTTTTGTGCCCTAAGCCTGGACCAATACGGTGTGCGCACCGGCGGCGAAAAGGGCAACATCACGCTGGTCAGCTTTGACGGCCGCTACAAGCTGGTGCGCCAGATGCAAGACAAGATTGTGTTTGGCGAGCAGCTCATGGCCGCCAAAGCGCTGATTGACGAATGCGTGCACCTGTGGGCCGCTGGGGCTAGCGACAACATCAAGGTGCTGGTGAACCACGCCTTTCAGGCCGACAAAGAAGGCAAGATCAACACCGCCCGCGTGCTGGGCCTGCGCCGCCTGGACATCAAAGACGACAAGTGGCTCAGCGCCATGCAAGCCATTGCCGACAGCATGCAAACCGCCAGCACCAAGCCTTACATTCGCTTTTACAAGCGCAATGCGCTGACGCTGGAGTATGTGCCTATCGTTCTGGACGTGGCGGGGGCTTGAGCGATGGCCGCTATGGTTTCTGGTAAAGTCCGCCCAACTGCACGTAACGGTGCAGCCAGGTTTGGCGACCTTTTACACCGCTGCGACGCAAGCCGCAGTTTCTCAGCAGACCCTGCGGCTTCTTCGTTTGTGCCTCCTTTTATGGTGGCTCGATGGGAGGCCCGCAAGGGCCTGCCGGTTCGCGCAAGCGGTGTCCGGTTCGCCAACCCGTCGAGTCACCGCCCCCATTTGGCGATGGGTGCGGTGGTTTCTTCAAACCACACCGCAAGGAGGCCATTCATGGCACACACCCGTACCCCCACGTCCCCGGCTATTGCCGTCACTGATGTGGTCGACGCAATCGACCACCTGTCCGCGCACTTCCTCGCCTTTGAGGCCATAGAGCAATTGATCAGCCCGCAAAAGGCCAATTGCAATGAAGACCTCGCCCACGTCGACCGCCCCGCGCTGGGCTTTCTGCTGACCATGCTCAACGTGAGCATGCGCGACCAGATCACCGCCGCCCGCGCGGCTGCTGAGCTGGCTTACCAAATGAACTGCTGCAACTGAAAGGACCATCATGAAATTAACTGTCGTGAACACAACCATCCGCCAGAACGCTCGGCACCTATTTAGCCTGGTCGATCTTCACAAATCCAGTGGCGGTGAGAAAAGACATCTACCTTTTCAGTGGCTGCGCAATGCAAAGACAAAAGAGGAAGTTGCGTTCCTAATTGCTGAAGTCGATAAAACCAAAAATGGTGTTATTGGCCCGCAACCCGATAACAGCGAATCCGCTGTTATTGAAGTTCGGCAAAACACGGGTGCATGGGTCTGTCTCGACTTGGTTTACAGCTACGCCATGTGGATCAGCCCGCAGTTCAAGTTCAAAGTCATTCGCGCCTACGATGCCATGCTGTCACGCCCGCGCATCCAGCATGAGAAGGCGCTCACGACACGCTATCCGTTCTACACCGATCTGCGCAGCCTGGCTCTTGAGGGCAAGAAGGATGTGGAGATTGCGCCGCTGATTGAGCGCAGCCCTGGCAGCGTGGGCTACCACCGCAAGAAACAGTTCACCGAAGGGTTCACCGACCCGGTGGAGTACGCCCACAAGCGCTACTCGACGGCAACGGCACAGAAGGTGATCGCCAAGCAGGGTTGGGACCAGTGGGGCAGCGACTACGAGCCACCTCAGTTCGGGTTTGACTTTGAATTCACAGCACAAGGAAATTGACATGAAAAATAGCGATTTGGAAAAACGTGTTGCCCGTCTTGAGGCATTGGTCGCCCAGCTTTCAGCTTGGCACGACATGACGCTGGGTGACATCGTCACGCTAGAGCAGGCAATTGATGTTATCGATGAACATCTTGATCTGGGTATTGACATTGCGACCCGATCAATGACGGCAAAAGCCGAATTGATGGAGGAGCTGTCAATTGATGTGGTAGCGCTTGAGACCGCTGTTAGGCAGTTCTAACCATGGCAATCGCCCCACGTCAAAGCCAGCTCGCCGCCATCCACATGGCGCAAAAGGCGCTGGGGCTCTCTAGCGAAGATGCCACCTTTGTCAAGATGCAAGTCACCGGTGTGGCCAGCAGTGCCGCCATGAGCGCCGGGCAGCGTGCCAAGTACCTGGCGCATTTGAGCAGCTTGCAGCAAAACGCCGGGCTGATTGCCCCCCGTCCCCAACAGCGCCCCCCGCTGTACCGCACGGTAGACGATGACCAGGACGCGCGCTGGCTGAAATGTCGCGCCCTGTGGCACGCCCTGGCCACGGCCGGTGTGGTGCGCACCAATACCGATGCGGCCCTGCTGGCCTATGTGAAGCGCCAGACCAAGCTGGATGCCTGGCGCTTTTTGAATGGCTACCAGGTCAACACTGTGATTGAAGCTTTAAAGAAATGGTGCGTGCGCTCTGGCGTGGCCACTGAACCCGAAACCCGGAGCTAAACCAACATGGCTACCAACGACCCCAATGATGGCCGCATGGCCGAGCGCCGCCACGAGCTCTATGCCGACCTGATCGCACTGGTCACGCAGCAGTTGGGCGAATACGGTGTGGGCGACAATGAGGCCGCGCTGATTGCCAGCGAGCTGGCCGACCGCCTAGCCAGCCACTGGGGCGGGCAAAATATCACCTTCCCCAAGGAATACCGGCGCAAGCTCAGCACCCTGGAGGCTTCCATCTATCAGGCCTGGCACGGCAACAACCTGAGTGAACTGGCGCAAGCCTATAACCTCACCGAGCGTGGCCTGCGCAAGCTGATTGCTCGGGTCACCAAGCGCATTCGCGCAGGTAGCCAGCACGGGCTGTTTGACAAGCCAGACCCGGCTTAAGGCTACGGGGCGGCAAGTTCTGCCCTCGTTCCAATTACACAGTGACAGCAGCCCGGCACAGTACCGGGTATGCCAAACGGACTTCCCCCCCAAATCGAGATTTTCCGCGCCGGTCGTCACACTGACGATTCGGGCACGGTGCACAACTTCAGTGCCGCTGACGTGGCGGGCATGGTGCACGCCTATGACCCCAGCTTGCGTGAGGCACCGCTGACCATTGGCCACCCGGCTGACAACTTGCCTGCCTATGGCTGGGTGCAAGGCTTAGCGCTCAATGCCAGCGGCAACCTGGCCATGAATGCGCACCAGGTGCAGCCCCAGTTTGCCGAGATGGTCGACAAAAAGCTGTTCAAGAAACGCAGCGCCTGCTTTTACCCACCCCAGCACCCCAACAACCCCAAGCCCGGCAATTGGTATTTGCGCCATGTGGCGTTTTTGGGGGCGCAGCAGCCCGCCATTGCTGGCCTGGCAGGCTTTGCTACGTCCGATGCCGGCACGGTGCGCTTTTCTGAAGACAGCCCCGGCGCAGCTTCCACCCCAGTTTCCCCTTCCCCCGTTAACCCCAACCAGGAGCAACTCCAAATGTCCAAAGAACTTCAAGACCAGCTAGCGGCCGCACAGGCGCAAAACGCCGCCTTGCAGGCCACGGCTGACCAGGCCACGGCACAGGCCCAAGAGGCTGCAGCGAAACTTGCCAAGTTTTCCGAAGAGGCTCGCGCCCAGCGCACTGCCAGCTTTACCAGTTATGCCGAGGCACAGGTCAAGGCCGCCAGCATCAAGCCCGCAGAAAAAACCGCCGTGGTGGACTTGCTCGGCCTGGCCTCTGATGCCAAGCCGGTCAGCTTTGCCGAGGGTGGTGCCCCCCGCACCGTGTCTGCGGTGGACTTTGTCAAAAGCCTCATTGAGCGGGCCAAACCGGTGGTGATCTTTGGTGAGCAAGCCGCTGGCTCGGTGACCAGCCCAGGCAGCGCGCAAGGCCAGAGCGAGGCCGAGATTGATTTGGCCGCCCGCGCCTACGCAAAGCAGCACAAGGTGCAGTACGCCGAGGCACTGCAAGCGGTGTGCACTTTTACCGCCTGAGCCCGTAGCCGACCCTTTTTACTTGTTAATCGTCTCACTTAAAGGACCCACTCCATCATGATGACCGCCGCACAAATTCGCCTGGGCCAGAGCCCGATACTGACCGGCTTGTTGCTGGGCATGACACAGTCAAGCTACATTGCAGAAAAGCTGTTTCCGCGCCTGCCGCAGGCACTAAGCTCAATCTCGCTGGCGCAGCTCGGTGATGAGCGCTTCAAGCGCTACAACCTGCGCCGCGCCCCAGGCACCAAGACCAAGCGGGTCGAGGTGAGCTATCAGGGCAAAACCTATACCGTGGACCAATACGCGGTCGAGGTGCCCATTCCGCGTGAGGTGATTCGCGAAAGCGATGAGAGCCGCCGCCTGAATGTGGGCAACTACCTTGACATCAGCCGCATTGCCATGGTCACCGCCAAAGACATTTTGGACCTGGACTATGAGTTGGACGTGGCCACGCTGGCCACCACCAGTGGCACTTATGCAGCGGGCCACACCACGGCCCTGGCCGGTGCCACCAAGTGGAGTGCCAGCACCGGTACGCCGGTGACTGACATCCGCGCAGCCAGCGAGGTGATTCGCAAGAAGATTGGCAAGCGCCCCAACAAGCTGCTGCTCAGTGCCGATGCCTTTAGCTGCCTGCAAACCAATGCGGAAGTTAAAGCCTATTTGTCCAGCACGCAAATGGGACCCGCCACGATGGAGCAGCTCAAGACGATTCTGAATGTGAAAGAAATCGAAGTGGGCGAAGCCGTGTGGAAGGATGCCACCAACACCGGCCAAGACGTGTGGGGCAACAACGCCGTGTTGGCCTATGTGCCCAGCATGGGCGGTGCTGGCAGTGGCGACATCAGCATGGCGGAGCCCGCCTTTGGCTTCACCAACGTGATGGAAGGCCACCCGTTTGCCGAGACACCGTATTTTGAGAACAGCGTGAAGAGCTGGATCTACGGTGCCACCTTTGAGCGCCGCCCCAACGTGGCCTACAACACCGCCGCCTTTTTGTTCCAGAACCCGAAGTAAGCAGGAATACAAATGTCAAAACTGATTGCCCTCGTAGTCGTTGCCCTCGGTGCAGGCCTCGACCGCGTCTACATCCAACCCGGTGAAGAAGTCACCGGCCTGAACGCCATTGACGAAGAAGAGCTCAAGCGCGTCGGTGCCATCCAGGACCAAGACGAACAAGCTGCTGACGAAAAGGCTGCTGCCGCCGCTGAGGCCCGAGCCAAGCGCGAGTTTGCGGCCGCGCGCAAGCTGGAGCTGGCCAAAACAGCTGCGTCAGAGTAGGCGCGCAGGCCACCGGTTTATTCCCCCCCCCTTTTTTCTGTTCACTATTTAAGGAGTTTCTTCCATGGGTTCACAAAACAATGCTGGCTTGCAGCACCAAAAGGACGATGCCGTCACCGTGGTGGCCACAGCGGCCATTGCCATTAACCGCATCGTGGCTTATGACGGTGCTTATGCCACGGCCGCAGGGGGCACCAAAGATGCCCAGGGCGTGAGCGAGATGGACGCAGCCATTGGCGACGCCGTGAGTGTGGTCACCGAGTACAGCTACCTGGTGGAGTGCTCTGAGGCGATTGCCTTTGGCGCTTACGTCAAACCCGCCATCGACGGTACCGGCCGCGGTGCCGTGGGCAGCTTGACCGACCACTGCGGCCGCGCCCTGGGGGCCACCACTGTGGCAGGCCAGTTGTTTGAGATGCAGATCGTCAAGCACGTCCACGCCTGATAACCAGCACTTGATCCGAGCATGAGCTACGCATCGCAGTCTGACATGGTGGAGCGCTTTGGCGAGTCTGAGGTCGCCCAGCGCACCAACCGCGTCGATGGGTTAACCATCGACGTGGCGGTGTTGGCACGCGCCCTGGCTGATGCTGATGCGCAGATCGACAGCTACATGGCCACGCGCTACACCCTGCCGCTGGCCACAACGCCCACGGTGCTTAACCGCCTGGCCTGCGACATGGCGCGCTACAGCCTGTATGACGATGGTGTGCCGCCAACGGTGCGCCAGCGCTATGAAGATGCGGTGAGCCTGCTCAAAAAGTTTGCCAGTGGCGAGGTGCGCCTGGCGGGCCTGGAGGCTGTGGCCATGGCGGGTACTGCCACGGTGTATTACAGCTTTGAGCCGCGCCAGATGGATGCTGACAACCTGCGCGGTTTTGCCTGATGAACACCAACCTGCTTGAGTTAGAGCCCCTGCTGATGGCACGCTTGGCCGAGCAGCTGGCCGACCTCACCCCCAAAGTGCATGTGCTGGCAGCGATTGATTTGGCCAGTGTCACCGAGGCCACGCAAGTCACCCCGGCCGTGCACCTGCTGTACCGCAACTACGCCATCACCGAGAGCAACAGCAACGGTAAATTGGTGCGCATGGAACAAACCTGGCTGACCGTGGTGGCCACGCGCAATGTGCAAAACCTGCGCAGTGGTGCCGCTGGCCGCGCTGATGCCGGTCTGATTGCCCGGCGCGTTACGCAAGCGCTAATGGGCTTCAAGCCCGCTGCCACTTCCAAACCCCTGCGCTTGACCCATGCGCCCGACGCTGGCCACAGCAACGGCTACCACTACCTGCCCCTGGCTTTTGTGGCCGAGCTGGTGCTGGACTGATTTTTTTAACGCGAAAGGATTTTTATCATGACCGATACCACCTATTACCCCTACCTTGGCAGCGGCAAGATTTACGCCCGCGTGGCTGGCACCGCTGCCAGTGCAGGCCTGATCTACATGGGCAATGCCAGCAAGCTCGACATTACCGTAAAGGACAAAAAGGTCACGCTGCAAGATTTCAGCAAACCGGGCGGTGGTGTCTATGCATCGGTGAGCCGCATTGAGGCCGCAACGCTCAACGTCACGCTCAATGACCTCAACAAAGCCAATATTGCCCGCGCCATCTTTGGCACCGACTCGGCCATCACAGGTGCCACGGTGGCCGATGAAGTCGTTACCGCCTACCTGGACGCACTGGTGCCCTTGGCACACCCCAACCCCACAGCGCTCACCGTCAAAGACGGCGCTACTGGCCTCATCAGCTACGTTGCAGGCGCCGACTACGAAGTCCGCGCCGGTGGCATCTTCATCATGACGGGCGGGGCCATTGTGGCCAGCGAGTCGCTCAAAGTGAGCTACACCTACGCCAGCTACAGCAAGGTCGAAGCCATGACCGGCGGCGCGCCCGTGTTAGAGCTGCACTTTGAAGGGCTCAACGAGGCCAACAGTGGCAAGCCGGTGATTGTGGACATCTACCGCGCCCAGTTAAGCCCAGCCAAGGCGCTCACCCTGTTGGGCGACAAGTTCAGTGATTTGACGGTAGACGCCGAGATGCTGGTTGACACCAGCAAAACCGGCACAGGCATTAGCCAGTTTTTCAGGGTCAAGCTGGCGTAATAAAAACCTATGGCCATCAACCCCATTGAAATCATCATCAGGGCCAAGGACGAGGCGTCCGGGGTCTTTAGTTCGATGGGCTCTAAGGTGGCTGCAGTGGGCGCAGCCATTGCGGGTTACTTCGGCATTGATGCCTTTGTGGGGGCCGTCAAGGGTGCGGCCAATCTGGAGGCCAAGCTATCTGAAGTGCAGGCGGTCAGTGGTGCCACCACTGCTGAGATGGTGCAGCTGCGCAAAGCGGCAGAAGATGCAGGTGCCACTACAAAGTTCACCGCCACAGAGGGTGCCGAGGCTTTGGGAAACCTGGCCCGCAGCGGGCTTAATGCCAAGGATGCCATAGCAGCCTTGCCTGCCGTGCTACAGCTGGCTCAGGCCGGTGGCATTGGCTTGGCCGAGGCCTCTGACTACGTGTCCAAAACCGTCATGGGCATGGGCCTGGCGTTTACCGATGCTGGCCGGGTAGCTGACGTGATGGCCATGGGGGCCAACGCCAGCAACACCAGCGTAACCGGCCTGGCGCAAGCCTTGAGCTACGCCGCGCCGCTGGCTAAAACCCTTGGGCTGGACCTGGAAACCACAGTGGCCATCATTGGCAAGTTTGCCGATGCAGGCATTGATGCCAGCCGTGCGGGCACAGCACTGAACGCCATCATGGCGCAGTTTGCCGATCCATCCAGCAAGTTCCGCACTGAACTGGCGGGTGCAGGCATCATCACCAACAATTTCGAACAGGCGTTGCGCCAGCTGGCTGCTGCGGGCCCGGCGGGTAGCAAGGCCATCAACGCAGTTGGCACCGAGGCTGGCCCGGCCTTGCGTGCGTTGCTCAATCAGGGCATTGGCGCGCTAGACGATCTCAAGGTCAAGCTTGAAGGTGCTGCAGGCAGCGCTGCCAAGACTGCAGCGGTGATGCAGAACAATCTGCTGGGGTCGTTTGACAGCCTTAGCAGCGCCTGGGATACCGTCAAAAATACGCTGGCAACGCCGGTTTTGCCGGTACTTAAAGACGGTGTTGAAAAGCTGTCAAAGGCGTTCTCTGACGCAGTCAGCAGTGGCGCTGTGGCCAAGTTTGGCGAGTCCATTGCCACTGCGTTCCAGGCTGGCATCAAGTGGGCGCAGGACTTTGCCGCCAAGATTGACTTCACCAAGGTTGCGGCTGACTTGCGTGCCTTTGCTGATCGCGCGGGTGAAGTGTTCAGGAGTATTGGTGAGAACGCCAGAGCCGCTGGCGACAGTGCCAAGTTGGCTTATGGGGTAATGAGTGCTGGGGCCAATGGCGTACTCACGGTCATTTATGGTGTGGGCGTGGCCTTTGCGGGCGTGGCGGCTACCGTTCAGAAAGGGCTGGCGCTACTATACGAGGGCTTTAGCAAGATCACTTTTGGTGATGTCTCGGCAAAGTACAAGCAGATGGCGGCTGATATAAGACTGTCAGCAGATGCAACAACGGCGGTCAGTCGCGCCATGGCTGACAAGGCTGTTGCTGCATTCACTGCCATGGGCGATGGTGCCCAGTTGGCCCGCAATGGCTTTAGTAGCCTGTCCAGCAGCAGCTCCGATGCCGCTGCTAAAGCTACACCCAGTGCCGCCGCCTTTGACCAGGTAGCCGCAAGCCTGAGCGGTGTTGGCAACGCTGCTACCGATGCCGCTGCCAAAGCCAGTGACAGTGCCACCAGGCAACAGGTGACGGCGCAAGCCACAAAGGAAAAAGTAGCTGCACTACGCGCCGAATATGAGGCAGCGGTGGCTACAGGCAATTGGCAGTTGGCCACCGAGAAGATGCAGGCACTTAACGGCGCTGCAAAAGAGTCCAAAAACAGCATCGCTGATCTGAAAAAGCAGGCTGACGAGGCTGCCCAGGCCATCGCCGATGCGTTCTCACGAGCTGGCATCAAAACCAAAACCGAGTTGGCTACAGTTGCCAGCGTTGCCAAGGCCGATTTTGAAACCATCAAAGGTAGTGGTGAGGCCACCGCCGATGGCTTGCGGGAAGCGTTTAAAAAATACGCTGAGGCAGCTATTGCATCCAACAACGGCGTAGCCACCGAGACCCTCAAAAGCGAAGCCGCTATGCGTGGGCTGGCGATCCAGACCGACAGCACTGGCAAAACCATCATCAGCGCCATGGGCAGCGGGTCCGATGCCACGCAGCGATTTGGTGGGAACGTGCGCAACACCACCGCCGACATTGAGCGTCAGACCGAAGCCTTGCGCGTGCTGCAAACGCTGGCAGACCGCACTGCGGCACCAGTGGCAAACAAGGACAAAATCAGCAAAGACAACCCCTACGGGCTGACATCGGACGGTCTGAAAGCCAACAAAGACGGCTCAGCCGCTGGCACATCCAACAATACGCTGCCCATTGACCTGGCTTATAAGATCAAAAATGCATCGGATACGGGTCAGTCCGTCAATATGACGCAGGCTGAGCTCGATACAGCCAAAACACAGGCCAAGAATGCGCTGAACTTTATTCAGGAAATGAGCAAGTTGTCGGCTGGGTCTGTATCAATTCAGGCTTTGAATGACGCACAGGCACTGGTCAATGCCACCAACTCGGGGCGGGTCAACGTGACGGACAAGCCATCAAGCACCCAGTCATTAAACAGCTACACCGTCAACCTCAATATCAACGGCCAAAACACCCCAGTGAAGGTGGCCAGCGAGTCTGATGCGCAGGCGCTGATTGCTGCCCTCAAGCGCGCCCAACAAACCGCAGGCGGCGGCTAAATCATGATCACCCTGACCCATACCGCAAGCGCCACCACCGTCACGCTGCCCGACGCCCTGAACTGGACCGATGAATACAGCTACAGCCCGGTGCAACAAACCAAAACCTACACCACCACCGGGGCGCTCTTGATTGAAGAGGGCGTGAAACAGGCTGGGCGCCCCATCACCTTAGAGGGTGCCGCAGACAAGACCTGGTGCACCCGCGCCCAAGTCGACCAGCTCCACGCCTGGGCCAACACCCCGGCCATGGTGCTCACACTGACCCTGCGCGGCGTGCCCCACAGCGTGACGTTTGACCACGAAAAAGGTGCCCTGCAAGGCCTGCCCGTGCTGTTTTATGCCGACGGCTCCATTGCCAGCGACGACTGGTATGTGCCCACCCTACGTTTTCTGGAGCTCTAATGCCCATCCTCACCCAAGACATCAAGTTACTCAAAAGCGCCGTCATGGCCGACACCAGCGACGGCGGGGGCCAGATGACTGGCACCGAGGTGATTGACGGGCAAAGCAATAACCTGTTTCCCGATACCTCTGCGATGGACCGCGCCTTTGGCCGGGTCAATATGCGCAAGGTGTTTGGTGTCGCCCACACCACCGATACCGCTACGCTGCTGGGTGCGCACGCGGTGATTACCGATGCCCCTGATGACCCGCTGGTGCACTGCACGCTGATCAAAACCACCGGCTGGTCGGATGACCGCAGTGCAGCCAAGTCGGCTGTTGAAAAGTATCTGGTGAAAGGCCCCAAGGCGCAGGTGCGTATTTATGACACGCACTATGCGGGCAGTATGCAGCTGCGCTTGATTTGCATTGGTAGCTCGGGCAGTTTTCCTGCTGGCGGGGATGCCATTGTGCTGCGCAACCCTGATGGCCTGGAGCAGTATGTGCGGGTGATCAAGATTGTTACCAGCTACCAGTCTGTTTCATTGTTGGAAAGTAATATGGTGGTGTCGGTTGGTGCCACGGTGGGCACTTGCGACTTGGGGCAGTCTTTGACCATGGATGTGCTGGGGCCACCCGCCGCACGGGTGTTTAACGCCAATGGTATTGGGGCAGAGTCACTTTACGCCATGCTTTACACCACTTCACTGGCGGCTGGGGCGCGTTTTTATGGGGTCAAGCCCCTGGGTGTGCCTGCATTGGCAGGTGATATTTCAGCGACTACGTCAGGCGGTATTTACACCCCGGTGGTGCCCGCGGCTACGGTAGAGACTCCGATCATTGACCAGTACCCGTTAACCAGTCGCAGCGCTACTGTGGCAAGCGCGATAGCGGTCTTGGGCCTGCCTGCTGTGGTGCATGTGCTGTCACCCAATGCGACAGTGACCCTGCCTACTGCGATTGAGGCTAGATCGTTAACCATTGCGCATGGCAGCACCAGTTTTACCGATAACGGTGAGGCCCTGTACCAGGGTGCAGTCAAGGTAGGCGCTATTAACTACCGCACCGGGGTGATCACCTTGGCTCCAGACAGTGCGTCATATGGCAGTGCGTTGATGACTGTCAGCTATAAGCCTGCAGCTGCTGTGTCTGCCATGGGCCATAGCCGCTCGTTTGCCATTACCCAGGTTAATCAAGGCTTGGCTTTTGTGGATGTGATTGAGCCGCTGCCCGCCCCAGGCAGTGTCAGCCTGAGCTATATGGCACAGGGGCGTTGGTATGACATTGGCGATAACGGCAACGGCAAGCTGGCCAGTGATGGTTACGGCAGCGGCACTATCAACTATGCCAGCGGCTCCCTGGCCGTGACGCTGGCCGCTATACCTGATGTGGGCAGTAGCATGATCTTTCTATGGGGCGACAAGAGTGCCGCTGTGGCCCCCACCAGTTACCCGGCAAAGGTGTGGGCTGATCTTCCTTTAAGCAGGGCAAAAGCGGGGGGTATATCGGTGGCGTGGAGCAATGGCGCCGCTAATTTCACCGCAACGTCGGATGCCAGCGGCCTGCTGTCGGGGGATGCTAGTGGTCAGTTTATGTCTGGCGTGTTGAGGTTCGCCCCTAATGTGTTCCCCAGTGGTGACGTGGTGGTGGACTATTTTGATCACGCCAGCGAGGGTGATGCGTTTACCACAACAGGTTCTTTCACGCACACGTTGACTGCGGGCTTGCCGGTCAAACAGGGTTCGTTCACAGGGACGGCTCTGGTGGCGTTTCCTGCCAATGCGCTGTATATTGATTCGGCAATGGATTTGATTGATATTGCCGGTGTTATTTATGCGTATTACGGGGCTAGATCCGATGCCAACCGCTATGCGGTGGGAACTATCAACTACGGCACGGGTGAGCTGGTTTTTATGCCCAGCTTCACTATTAGTGGCACCACCATCACCCAGTTGACTGCGACGCCTGCCAATGGGCCAGCCTACTCTTATTGGAGGTCGCAGGTAGCGCCGATGTCGATCAGCCATCAATCTGCAAGTGGGTTTCAATACGCTTATGGCAGCGAGTCTGGCGCGCAAGTCACCATTAGCGCGCCCGCATGGACGGCCATTGTCCCCACCGAGGGGCGTGTACTGTTGTCTAAGTCACTTGCATTTAAGCTTGGGTCAGAGGTTTATACCGCCGCCGGCGCTGTGCTGCAAAAGGGCTGGAACGCCGCTACCGGGCAAGCGTCTGTTGCCAGTGCCGGGTCGACGGCCGTCAACGGGCAAATTAATATCACGTCACTGCCTGCCAATGGGGTGAATGCGATTACCTGGAGCAATGCGGCGCTGGATTCAAACTCTCATTTGATTCAGAGTGGTGTTTTCAGAACGGCCAGCGCGCCGCTGAAAACAGGGGTGTTCCAGTTGCAGCAGTTTGCCAATGTGGGCACCGGCAATGATGCGGGGGTGTTGTCAGGGGGGGGCTTCACTGGAGAGTTGGACTATCAGCGCGGTTTGGTCACTTGGAGAAGGGGGTCTACGGACCCTGAAGCGCTGAGCTATAACGCGGTGTTTTTGCAATACATGCCGCTAGATGCCAGTTTGTTGGGTATCGAGACCGCCCGCCTGCCGCTGGATGGCAAGGTGCCTATTTACCGCAGTGGCGACTTGGTGGTGGTGCACAACACGCTGACCTTTAACTTGCCTAACCCGCTGGTCAAGACCACGGTGTACGACCTGGGCCGCGAACGCCTGGCCAGCGTGCGGGTGAAGGATGCCACCGGCGTGGTGGTGCCCGACACGCTGTACACCGCCGCCCTTGACCCAGGTACCTTCATGGTGCCCAGCGCCTCGGTGATCACGGCCTACCCCCAGCCCTGGACAGTGGAGCACCGTATTGAGGACATGCTGCTGTGCTCGGTGGCCGATATCAGCGGCAAGCTCACCTTTACCCGCAGCCTGACCCACAATTTTCCTGATGCCACCTCGTTTGTGTCTAGCGCCATGCCGTTTGGTGATTTGTTTGCGCGGGTGTACAGCCTGTTTGAGCAGGGCACATGGACTAGCGTTTGGCAAGATACGCTGATCGGCACGCCTATCCTGGCCCAGTTCAACACCGCGCAGTACCCTATCTTGGTCACCAATGCCGGGGCCATCAAAGAGCGCTGGCTGATTTTGTTCACCAACTCCGGCAGTTTCAGGGTGATTGGCGAGTCAGTGGGGGAAATTGGCACTGGCTCTACCAGCCACACAGTCAATGAGCCCCAATACACGGCCCCCCTTAACCCTGCAACCCTCGCCCCTTACTTCACTATCCCTGACCTGGGCTGGGGCACCAGCGGGGGCGGCTGGTCTAGCGGCAACTGCCTGCGCTTTAACACCGATGCCTGTGGCACGCCGTTTTGGGCTGTGCGCACCGTGTTGCAAGGCCCGGCATCCATAGATTCAGATCAATTCACCTTAGCCTTCCGGGGCGATGTAGACAGGGTATTACCATGACAGACACATTCAAGACGAAATCATTTACCAGTAGCATGACTGGGGCCCCGGTATTGTCAGGAACCGCAGGGGCGCTGATCGCCGTGCTCGATGCCTGTCTGGTCAACGGCCTCGGCCTGGGCACCCTGACCTCTTTGACAGTCAGTGGCGGCATTGCCACCGCTATTTATGGCTCTGGCCACCCCTTCGCAGTCGGTAGCGTGGCACTGATTGCCGGGGCTACCCCGGTTGGGCTCAATGGCGAAAAACGCATACTGAGCACCACCACCAATACCCTCACTTTTGCTGCCACCGGCATCAGTGATCAGAGCGCCAGCGGCACCATCACCAGCAAAGTGGCCCCTGCGGGCTGGAGCAAGCTCTACACCGGCACCAATCTGGCAGCCTACAAGATCACAAGTCCCATGGGTACCGGATTTGTTCTAAAGGTAGATGACACCGGCACTACTACAGCACGGGTGCGCGGCTTTGAATCCATGAGCGACATCAACACCGGGGTCGGCCCGTTCCCCACCCTAGCGCAATGGGCTGCACCGGGCCTGTGGTGGAGCAAGTCCAACGCCGCCAGCGCCCTTGCTCGCCCGTGGCGCATCGTCGCTGATGACCGGGGGGTGTACTTTTTCCCGAAGAACGCAGACACGGCCAGCGAGCATCAGGGCAACTACTTTGGCGACATCCTGCCGATCAAGAGCAACGACCCGTACGCATGCCTCTTGCGAGCCAACAGTGCTGACCGCAGCGCCAGTGTGACGGCTATGAATGAAAGTCTTGAATATGCCGACTCATCACTAAGTGCGCCCGGCACCTACATTGCCCGTGCTGCGAATACCTTAGGGGGGGCGGTTCAGTCGTTTCAAGACCCGGTGATGTCGGTGGGGCTGGCGCTGGTGCACGTCAGCGGCACAGTCGGTTGGGCGTACCCGTCGCCTGTCGATAACGGGCTGCTGCTGACCCCGGTGTGTTCTTATTCTGCGGGTGGCTATCGGGGTTACTTTCCCGGCCTGCGCTACAGCCCGCAGATTACCAATAATGCTTTTTCAACAGGTGACGTTGTGGCCGGTAGTGGCGATATGGTGGGTAAAAGTGTCACGGTCATCAAGTGTGGCACACCGGCTGCTGGAGCCGGGCAGGGCGTTGTGTTTATGGACCAGACCTCTGACTGGCGGTAAGCGATGGCGATCAGTCGTTTCTGGAGATTGGTGGGGCTCAACACTCGCGGCAATGGTGTGCTGGAGTTGTCAGAGGCGCGCATCTACGAGAGTGGCGCACTGGCCGATGCTGGCGCGACCTTGACCGCAACCATAGAGCCTGCCAGTGGCGTGCTGGCTGATTTGCGCGACGGTTTAGCTTTGTCAGTTGTGACCTGGCCTCATACCAGCTACGCACAGCCAGGCTTTGCGCTCGTGTGGGACTTTGGGGCAGGCGCTGGCGTCGAGTCTCCCAAACTGCGTCTGGGGGGCGGTACCAGCGATCTCACCTTTGCCCTGGACTTAATGTTGCAACAGTCGTCAGACGGGCAGTCTTGGGACACATTTATGCGGGTAATCAACTATGCGTATCCAGGCAACGGTTTGACCACCCCCCTGTGGGCGGTATCCGACCCCTACTTCAGTTATGTTTCACTTTTGCTTAATGGCCTAGGGATTAATGCCAGCAAGGTGTTTACGGATGAATCGTTACGGCTCAAAGTACCCGATAGCGTTGTTGGCAACATAGCGCTAAGTACCGTCGAGTCCAAGTCTGGGGGCAGCAGCCTTTATCCAAACGGTGGACTTTTGAGGTATGCAGACGATCTCGACCTCAGAATTGGGTCGAACGATTGGACGCTGGAGGCATGGGTGTTTCAGACCAATAACGCGGGCTACCAAACCATTTTCAGCAAACGCGACAATGATACCGGTGCCTACTATGAGATGGGCACATCTGCCGGTGGCATCGCGTACTTTTACAACGGCCAGATCTATTTGGCTGGCGCAATCAGTTTGAACACGTGGGCACATTTTGCAGTCTGTCGCTTAGGTGCAGTGACGACGATATATATCAATGGTGTTGGTACATCTATTGGTAACGTGCAACCCAACGTCGCCTTGATAGATCGCAGTTTGTACATTGGCGGCATTTTTATGGCCGGACAAACTTGGAAAGGCTACCTGGACAACTTGCGAATCACCAAAGGTGTTGCACGCTACTTCGCCAACTTCACACCCCCAATCGATTTCGCCGGTGTCACTTGGTCTGTTGATGCCCCATTGGCCAGAGCCAATCAAACATTGTCCGCAACTGAAAGATTGCTGCCAAGCGCAGACCCGGGGTTCACCACCGCGCAACACCATTTACGCGAATACCCGTTTTTCGACGCCTATAACGGCGGTACCGGCCTAATCGCCGGCACAGTTAAGGAAAAGAACTTGCCTGACAACGTGCCGCTTCACCGCAAGGTATGGCTGATAGACGAGGCCAGCGCCATGGTGATTCGTGAAACATGGAGCGATGCGGTCACAGGCGACTATGAGTTTCGAGGTATCAAACAGGGGCTGAAATACACCGTGCTGGCCTACGATTACACCGGCCTGTACCGGGGCGTGATTGCGGATGCCCAAGTGCCTGAGGTGTTGCCATGACCACCCCTTTGTCGCTGGCCATACGCCAAGCACGGCTGCTGGCGGTGCGTGATGCTGTGGTTGCGCTGTGGTTCTACCCTGGCGCTATCGCTACCATCCCCGAAGAGACCACTGCACAAACCCGACTCGCGTTATTGACGCTCGATAGCCCTGGCGGGTCTATTGGGGCCGATGGTTATGTGGCCACCTTGACGTTGACCGTGCCGCGCATTACTCTGGCAAACCAGAGTGCACTATGTAGCTGGGTGCGTTTTGTCGATGCGTCAGGTAACAGCATCATGGATTTGCCGACCACTGACACCACTGACCCACTGCCTGAAGGCAAGGTGGTGCTGAGCGACACGCGGGTTTACGTTGGGGGTGAGTTGCAACTGATCAGTTGCGTGATCCGCGAGTAGCTTGTATGGCCGCCGACATCGTCTTTGACCGGGCTGCGGGGGCCGATGCACAACTGGTTTTTGGCGACCTGCTTGGCCCGGCTCCCAGCCGCACGGCCAGCGCCAGCATCAATCTTGGCGGTGTGCGTGTCAGGGCATTGGTTGCCCCACCGGTCAAAGCCAGTGCCAGTGTGTTGTTGGGTGGTATCACCGTGGCAGCGACTGCGTTTTACGATAACCGGGTTACGCCCTGGAAAGACTTTCGCGCCGCGATCGTGCATAACCCGGCCTTGTGTGCTGACCATAGCAACTCAGATGATTGGCAAATCAGCTTGATTCAGCGTGGCGGCAAGGCTATGCGCAGCGGCAAAGCGACCCAGCGGCCCATGCAAGCCCAGAGCGCGTTTGACAAGGCCCGCTTGCACACCGAGTCGCGTGATGCACGGTGGCAACTTGCCATTCAAAAGGCGCAGGTCTCATCAACACACTATCAAAAAGCCGTGTTCAAGGCCGATGGCCGTGCCGAAGGCTGGCAGTTGGGTGATGACCGGCGCGTGGGCACTGCCAGCGCCATGGAGAGCGGCATTTTTAAGGTGCTGTACAAGCGCGGATCGTGGCAGACGGCGCTGGCCACCTTGCATCAAACCGATCACCCTGCAGGTGCCAGCCTGTTCTACAGCGGCGTTTTGCGGGACTTACCCTGGGAGTTGGCCGGTTTTCCTGCACCCGGGCATAGCGCTATCGAGCCTCCCAAACCACCTAAACCACCATCCTTCTGGTGGGGCGCTGATTTGCTGTTTCAGTGCCCGCCACTGTTATCGCCTGCGCTGGTGTTTGGCGACACCTGCATCCAAGTGCCCACTGGCCAATCCGTCTTTGCCATCCTGCCTGCGAGGTTTTATATGACCGCCCACACCATCTACGCTCAAACCCTGCCCGACCTGGCCGACGTGCCCATCTATGAGGCCACCGTGGCGGCTGACTCGGGCAGCTACTGCTGGAGCCTGTCTGCCAGCGGCCCGGCCAGCCTGTTTGAGCAGCTCGCCCCTGTTGGCGGCCTGCCAGCACAGATCAAACTCACCCTGGACGGCATCCCCTGGGTATTTGCCGTGGACAGCATCAGTCGCAGCGCCAGCTTTGGCCAGACCGGGGTGCGCATCCAGGGCCGCAGTGTGACCGCTCTCATTGCCGCGCCTTACCTGCGTGCCACCACCCGCAGCAACGCCACCGACCAAACCGCCCAGCAAATCGCCCTGGAAGCACTCACGGGCACTGGCGTTGCTCTGGATTGGGGCATGGGTGCCGGTGCATTAGCCAACGGCGGCTTAGTCGATTGGCTCATTCCAGCAGGCGCTTGGAGCCATCAAAGCACGCCGTTGGACGCAGTGCAAACCGTGGTGCAAGCCGCAGGCGGCTACCTGCAAAGCCACCGCAGCAGCGCCACCCTGCAGGCACGCCACCCCTACGGCCAGCGGGTAGGCGACGTATCAGGCGCGCCGTGGAATTGGAGCCTTGGCGCAGCAGACGTTGAGCTGGCCACCGATGCACTGATCACCGAGAGCGTGCAGCGCCAGGACGGCTCCGACATCAACGCTGTGTATGTGTCAGGTACCACCGCTGGTGTGTTGGCGCTGGTCAAGCGCAGTGGCTCGGCGGCAGACAAACTGGCGCAGATGCTGACCGACCCGCTAATCACCCATGCGGATGCTGCCCGACAGCGTGGCTTGAGCGTACTGGGTGGGGCCGGCCACAAATATGCAGTGACGCTGGAACTTCCCGTGCTGACTGGCACTAACCAGCCAGGCGTGCTCGATGTGGGTCAACTGGTGCAGGTCAACGCCAGTGAGCCCTGGCGTGCCCGTGTACGCAGCGTCAGCGTGGCGGCTAAACGCCCCAGCCTACGCCAAACAGTCACCCTAGAACGTCACTTGGAGGCCGTATGAGCACCACCAACCTTTACCGTGCCCTGATGGAACTGCTGCCCGAATCACCGTTGCAAGTGGCAACAGTGGTGTCCGTCAATGCCGTCCAGGGCACTAGCACCATTACTTGGCCCGGTGGCGATCTGCAAACTGTGCGCGGCACCAGTCTAGGAGCAGGTATCAGGGTTTTTGTACGCAACGGCGTGATAGAGGGCTCAGCGCCTAATCTGACGCTGGTGACGATTGAGGTGTGATCCTGTCACTCAATAGTTTTGTGTCAAGCAATTTCGTTTCTCACGGCGAAAAAGAATCCAACTAGATTTATCGCGCAAAATCCCATTCATTTATCTCACCGCGCTTCAATATTGACGGTTATTTTTGCGAAAGGTGGATCAAAACAGGGGCTTGGGCGGATTTGTCCGATTTGATCTGACCAATCCTGCCATCTG